TTATACTTCTCTAACGAGTGTTTGTTTTGGCTTGGGAAACCAGACTAAACAGCCTAGGTCTCGTGGCTCCCAGTAATGGGGAAAGCATGGTTAATGTCCCTTAACATGAAAATTAATTTATGAAAAGAAACAATAACCAATACGTTATTTATGTGTCTACTATTAGTAAACTACATTCCTTATTTACCAATCTCGGTTGTAGTAATACTTCCGAAGATTACCGAACTTCATTATCAATAGCCAAAAAACTCCATAGTTGGTTTACCTGTGAGGGTAGACATGGCTTGGACCGTTTTAAGGCCTTATCTAATTATTCTATTAGAGCGATAATGGGAAAAAGGACAGATGTCCGACCATCATACAAAATTAGTAGGTGCTTCCGTAGGGCGATTTTTCGCTCTCGCGGGAGTCACTTACTGAGGTTGTACTTTATTTCAGTTTTAAGCATTTACCGACTGGTTTATGCGGACCCTGAATATAAGGTGGACACCATCACAGGTGTTTTTGACGGTTCTATCTCAGACTTTGTGAAGAAGAAATTCCTCACTAATCTTGAGCCCACATGTAATGTTCTCAAAGACACCTTCCAATGCAGGCCCATTGGTCACTTCAAATTAAAATGAGTGATCAGTGGGTCATCAGGCCCTAACGGGTCTCCTGCATATGGGAAATTCTTAGAGGACTTCGCAGCTGTTTGCAAAAGCACACTGCCAGTGAAGCTTTCTATACTTTACTGGTCTCTTCCTATCATAAATAGGGAAGAGGTGTGAGAATGCATTTCAGACCTCTTGAGATGGGTGTGAGAACACCCCTCTCTCTTGAGGAGTAAGAAGAGTATCCACTCTCGTCAAGGCTTCCTTAGTGATAAAGGAGGTAAGACTCGAGTGGTGGCCATAGTAGATATACTATCCCAAACTCTCCTTAAACCGGTACATGATCATCTTAATACTATTCTGAGGGTCATACCTCAGGATGGTACCTTTGATCAGGATCGTCAACGTGCTCGCGTCAAGAGTTGATCTGCGGTCAATGACCACTTATCTTCAATTGATTTAAGCGCTTGTACTGATCGATTTCCCGGCTTCCTACAAGCTTGGATCTTATTCAGATGCAACATCCTAACGGCCTTTCAGGCGTTAGGATGGTTTTCGGTCATAGCTCTCCGTGAATTCAGCTTTTATGATAAAAGCCTGAAGACTCAGAGAAGCATTAGTTACGCTGTGGGTCAACCCATGGGGGCGTATTCGAGCTGGCCAGCAATGGCCCTGTCTCATCACGTCCTCGTTCAGTTGTCCTATAAGGTTACTTATCCACCTTCTACCTCCTGGTTCCAAGATTATGCCCTCTTAGGGGATGATCTTGTAATTAGAGATAAAAGAGTAGCCAAAACTTATAAGGAGCTTATCGCGTCCCTTGGGATGCCATATTCTCCTTCTAAATCCTTTGAGGGGGAGGGGGTTGCGGAATTTGCTAAAAGCCTATTCCTTAAGGGAGAGGATTTGAAACCCTTCCCTTTACCCCTCCTCCAGTTTAGGAAAAACACACTGTACACTGATGCACAGTCTTTGGTTAAAGAACTTTCTACTCGGGGTTTATCAATTGATATTTCCCATTTTCTAGCTTTATATCCTAGAAGATATAGAAAGACTTTGACTATTGCTGTGCTGTTACCTTCAAGTGTTAAATCTTGTTTCACACAACCTTTCCAGAGGTTGTGGTCTGACGAGTTTAACACATTTGAAAATCTTGTGCTCCAAAAGCGCATAAAGTCATTCGCTAATGTGAAAAACATAGCTGATATGACTCATGCCTTTGTGATACACGATCCGACCAAATCTAGAGTAAGGTTTAATCCTTTCCTCCAAATTGGCTTGGATAACTCGGGTAGTTATCCAGTCCGGTACTTAGGTAATGAGGCTCACAACACCTCACCTATGATACTCGTCGGATATGGATGAACAGCTTATGACCCAACATGTTGGCCACTCGGTTTACCCAAACTGAGAGATAGAAATTTTGTCCCTGGCCCATCTTGAAAGAAGGATATTGACGATGTGATATTACGTCATGCCTTCGAAGAGATGAACCGTTTAGCTCCGGGCTACTTCTGGCCTAGGTGCACAGCACCTAACAGAAATAAGTGGAACTAGG